CTGGAGGCGGACAGCAGAGCCGAGAAGGATGCAGGCGGGCTCGCGAAGATGAAGGCCTTCGAGGACAAGGCTGCCGCACACAAGGAGAAGGTGGACAAGATCGCCGCCCGCGTGGAGACCATCAGTGCTGGTGTGCGCAAGGGAGACATCAAGATCGAGCCCGGTGAGTTCAACAGGTTCACACCGGCACAGAAGAAGGAACTGAAGAAGTGGCTGGCACCAGGCGCCGCCCAGCACTACAAGTTCTCCACGGTCACCAGCGATGGCAGCGCCTCAGAGGCGTTCGCGGACCGTCAGGAGCCGGACGCGTCCCGATGCGAGGCGATAGTCGCTGAGAACTGGTCCCGCCCCGGGACGCTGGAGAACTTGCTAGGCGCAGCTCATGAACTGGCGTTTCCGCGCGCAGATGCGGCTCTCGGGATCGGTTGCTATGGGATCTGCGTGGGCAGTCTGGGCTGGGGGTGCCTCTCGTGCATTGTTTCCGCAGGAGGCGCAGGTCTTCAAGCGTACAACAGCTACGTGTCATGGAAGAACAGCTGCGGATCATGCCGCTGGTATCGCCCGTGGGGATGCGCGTGCCGTGCGGCAGCATTGGCATGGTTCTTGGGGACGCTGGCCTAAGGCGTGACGAGAACCGTTAGCGAGACGTCACCAAGTCGCTCGTGGCACCGACTGGCCCCGGCGTTCCCACGGTGGGGCCAACGCTTCTTCCGGGTCGTGATAGGTCGGGGCTCGTGCGAAACCCTGATCGCCAGCATCGCAGGCACACCGCTCAGAGCAGCGGAAGAGCAGGGATGAGGCGGCCGCCGGCGGGTAAGCGCTTCCCGAAAGGCCAAAGCGGCAACCCCGGCGGTCTCCCCGCCTGGGTCCGCCGCGTCCGCGAGCTCGCCGGCGCGCACTCCGAGGAGGCCGTCCGCAAGCTCGTCGCGCTCATGCGCCAGAAGAAGGCGCTCAAGGTCTCGCTCGCCGCGGCGGCGGCCATCCTCGACCGCGCCGGCGCGAAGCCCATCCAGCCGATCGAGGTCTCGGGCCCCCGGGGGGAGCCCCTGAAGGCGTTTGACCTGTCGAGGCTCTCCGATGCGCAGCTCGAAGCTCTCGCGACTCTCCTTGCCGCTGCCCAGCCTGGCGGAGGTGAGGGCGGAGAAGGCGCGCCGGCACCTCGGTTAGTTCGTTCGCCAGGGCGCCTGGCAGATCGTCGAGCCGGGCACGCCGCTCGTCTGGAACTGGCACCTCGACGCCATCTTCGAGCACCTCGAGGCGGTGAGCACCGGCCAGCTGAAGAAGCTGCCCATCAACATCCCGCCCGGGCACACGAAGAGCCTGAACGTCGCGGTCTTCTGGCCGGCCAGAGTGTGGACCAGGAAGCCCGAGTGGCGCGCCATCTTCGCCTCCTACGCGGACGGGCTCTCCATCCGCGACTCGGTGAAGTGCCGGGCCATCATCGAGTCCGACTGGTACCAGCAAAGCTTCGTCCAGAGGGCCTGGGAGCTCGCCGGCGACCAGAACGTGAAGAGCTTCTACCAGAACACCCGGATGGGCTTCCGCATCGCCACGGGCGTCGGCGGCAAGGGCACGGGCCTCCGCGGGGACGCCATCGTGGTGGACGACCCGCTCAAGGCGACCGACGCCTGGTCCAAGGCGAAGCGCGACGAGGTCCTGCGCTGGTGGGACCAGGAGATGGCGAACCGGGTCTCGGATCCCAGGACCGGCGTGCGCGTCATCATCATGCAGCGGCTCCACGAAGAGGACCTCTCCGGCCACGTCCTCGCCGAGGGTGGCTGGGAGCATCTCTGCCTGCCGTCGGAGTACGAGCCGAAGCGCCGCAGCGTCAGCACCATCGGCTGGACCGACCCGCGGAAGGAGGAGGGCGAGCTCCTCTTCCCGCAGATGTACCCGCGCGAGGTGATCGAGGAGGAGAAGAGACGGCTCGGCTCACTCGGCTACCCCGGCCAGCACCAGCAGCGGCCCACCGCGGCCGAGGGCGGGATGTTCAAGCGCAACTGGTGGCGCTTCTGGCGCTACGCCTGGGAGGAGGAGATCCCCGAGCTCAAGGACCGGACGGTGGTTCTGCCCGACGAGCTCGACGAGTGGATGCTCTCCTGGGACTGCGCCTTCAAAGGGAAGGAGGAGAACGACCGCGTCGCCGGCGGCGTCTGGGCCCGCAAGGGCGCCGACAAGTTCCTGCGCGGCCTGGTGTGGCGGCAGATGTCGTTCACCGAGTCCCTGAAGGCCTTCCGGGAGCAGGCGGAAAAGTGGCCGCGGGCCCGCACGAAGCTCATCGAGGACAAGGCCAACGGCCCGGCCATCGTCGACACGCTCCGCCACGAGATCCCGAGCATCATCGCCGTCGATCCCGAGGGCGGGAAGGAGGCCCGGGCCGCGGCCACCTCACCCGAGGTCGAGGCCGGGAACGTCTACCTCCCGCTCCACGCGCCCTGGCGCGACGACTACATCGAGGAGCACGCCAGCTTCCCGAAGAGCGCCCACGACGACGCCGTCGACCAGCAGAGCCGGGCGCTCTTGCGGTGGGCGGTGCGGAAGACCGGGGCCGCGAGGACGCGGGCGCTGGCGAGCGGGTAGAGGTGGGCAACCGCGCGGCTCAGGCATGGAACTTCGCGCGGCACACACTATGGCATTGGATTCGGCCGCAACTGCGCCTCGAGGAACTTCTGGAAGTCAGGTCTGAAGCCGAGCTGTGCTGATGCGGCGATCAACAGGAAGTCGGTCGCGGCCACGGCGTAGTTGAGCGCACTGGGCACGAAGGCCTTCACTTGACCGTTCACGATTAGCTTCGCGAATCGTAGGTCGCCGTGAGACGCAGCCGAGAGGGGATCGTAGAGGTAGTCATACAACGTCTTAGCCATCCTGCGTCCTAACAGCTCCTCAGTGTCGAGGGCGTCCTTAGCCATCTGCTGGACGCTAGGCCTGGTCGTTCCTCCATGGCTCGCACGCAGTTCCGCCACCCAGGCGGCAATCTCCTCCTGGACGGGTGAGTGGCTCGGAACGCGGCCAAGTCCCTTCTGGAAATCATCGATGGACCTGTCCCAAATCGCCTGTGCACGCTGCTCGTCCAACCCCACCCAGCAGAGCGTGATCGCCATTTCGACGATGGTGCGAACGATCGTGTGCGCCTCCAGGGCCAGGCCAGCCTCCGCAAGTCGGATCACAGCATCGAGACAGTCCGGAACCCGTGCCAACGAAGCAGCGGCGACGCGGCGGAGATGCCCGACTGCGGGTTCCTCGTACACCTCCTCGAAATACAGAGGCACCTTGCTGCCAACGTATGAGAGCTGAGCCACCAGTTCGCGCAGCAGCTTGGCGCCATCAGGGGCAGGCATGCCACTCCTCCTGTCACTTCCTCGCCGGGGCCACAAGTGCCGTCAGCGCCCCCCCTCAACCTCGCCGCAAGCCACCGCGGTTGATATGTGGGCCCCATGGCGAGGAAGCGCTGGCGGACCCGGACCGACAGCACGGCGGCACTTGCCCGGCGGGACGGCTGGTCCAACGTCCCCACCATGCTGGCCACGAGCCGCGACAAGCGGATCGGCGCCAGCATCACCGCCACCCGGCTCTCCTGGAAGAGCTGCGAGAAGCTCTACCGCGGTGACGACATGACCGCGAAGATCGCCGACGAGCCGGCCCGGGAGATGACCCGCCGCTGGCTCGACGTCCGGATCGAGGGCGACAAGGAGGCGGCCGAGGCCGTGGAGGCCGACCTCGACGAGCTCCAGGCCCAGGACGTCTTCCGCGAGGCCATCGCCAAATCCAGGGTCTACGGCGGCGCCGGCGTGGTGGAGTTGATCCGCTTCCGTGGAGCCCGTGCGGCTTTGTCGGCTAATCCTTCACCCACAGCGCGAAGGACTCCACAAAAGGGGATCAACTCTACTTGCGCCTCCGATACTTCGACCGGGTCGACTTCGATACCTGGATCTTCAGGGAAGGGCACGGCGGCGATGAGGGCAACCCGCCGAGAAGCACCGAGACCTGACGCGATCCGCTAACGTGCGGTGACCGGGAGGCAGCCATGTTAGGTCCAGTCGCCTTCGCGAGCCCGCGAATCACCCTGGACGAATGGATGAGCGGTTCGAAGTCGAACCTGGACGTCTTCGAGGACCAGCTCGAAGGATTCGTCTTCGAGCAGGCGGCCGTGCTCATCAAGCAGAACCTGGCAAGCGCGAGGCACGCAAGCCACGCGCTGATAGCCCTCGTCACGCCGTACTTCGAGATGATCACCTGCTACATCGAGGGCCGCGAACCCGGAGCTCGGGAGTCGACGGAGTTCCTCCGCCGTGGTCTGGTGACCGTCCTTGCCTCGACCGCCACGCCTGAGGCGGTGTCGGCTTACGTGAAGGAGGTTCGAAACGGCATCGCGCACGAGTTGATGTTCCGAACTGTCATCCTTCACCGTGGCGTTCCCCATCTTCCGGGATTTGGGATCGTGGACGGGATCCTCACCGTCGATGCGTTCTGGCTGTTTGATGAAGTGCAGACCCACTTCCGCGCATACGTGGCCCGCCTACGCAGCCCCGCGAACGAGGCCGACCACCTCGCGCTCGCCAACTTCAACCGCTTCATGAACGTTCGGAAAGCGCGGGAACCGAGCCCGATGTAGGCATCTTGGCGGAAGGCATCGAGAGCTCGCTCGCCGGTAGTAGTACGTGGGCTCCGCGAGGTCGCGGATGCCCTACAAGGTCGCGCGGCGAGGCGAGAAGTGGGCGGTGGTGAACCCCGTGACCGGCAAGGTCTACGGAGAGCACCCCTCCGAGAAGGAAGCCGACGCCCAGCTCCGCG